TGCCAGCTAAGGTTGCTAAGAAAGGCGGCAAGTACAGGGTTGTTCATGGCTCTGATAATAGACTTGTCAAGAACTCTAGTGGTACTCCTGTAGATGGTGGTGGACACCAGACAGGCACCGCAGCAGAGAAGCAAGCACGGGCTATCAACAGGAGTAAAGGCTAATGCCGAAACATCGTGTGACCGCTAGTGAAAAGAATCGTAAGATGGGCCATACAGGCACACACCCTAAGACAGCAGCAGCAGCAGGTACTCTCTCTGTCCCTGCTAGGAGATCAGCAGCAGCAGCTGTGGTTGCCGCCCCTGCTAGGAAGAGGGCTGTTAAGCAGAAGAAAAGGGCTGTTACGGCTTCTAAAGTCCGTAGGAACCAAAGAGCCAGAAAGTAATGGGTTACGATAGAGCCAATACACCTGACCGAGAAGAGAATATAACACAACCTGATATCTCTACATGGTCGGTTGAGTTTGATATTGACTGGTCTGCTTCTCAACAGCAGCGTGACCAAGCCAATGAAGACATACGCTTTATCATGGTGCAGGGTGGTCAATGGGAAGGCTTTCTTGGTGATCAGTTTGCTTCTAATCGCCCTCGTATGGAAATGGACAGGCTCTATGAGAAGGTTAACACCTTCATGTCCCAATACGCTGAAACCAAGCCGGGAATTGTCTTTCACCCCGGTTCAGGCTCTAATACCTCTCAAGATGACTGCAAACTGCTTAATGGCATGTACCGTGCTGATATGCGCAGGAATAACGGCTATTATGCCGTCTACAATGCCGTACATGAGGCTGTACTAGGTGGTATAGGGGGCTTTCGTGTAAAAGCTCATTTTGAAGATGAGGAAGATGACGAGAACATCAACCAGAACATTGGCTTTGAGCCTATTCAGTCAGCTTATAGCTCTATTATATGGGATGCTAACGCGAAGCGGTACGACAAGCGGGACGCTAGACACTGTAACGTCATTACCTTCCTTACTACCTCTGCCTTTGAAGAGAGGTTTCCCGGCTATTCACCTTCATCAGTACCAGTAGGTGAGGATCGGAGAGAATTCAACTGGAACAGTCCCGGTGGAGCCTATATAGCAGAGCGCTATTGGGTAGAGCATCAGATCAAGACATCAGTACTCCTGCGAAACCCTGATACAGGGGATAGCATGTCAATGTACCTTGAGGACTTCAAGCTGTCTATCGCAGACCTTGATGCCTCTGGTTATGTTGAGATCAGGCGGCGTAAGAAGAATGTGAAACTGGTAAAGAAGGCTATCTACAGTGGCTCAGACATACTGGAAGAGGAAATAGAGATAGCAGGCAAGCATATCCCTATAGTGCCAGTATACGCCTTCTGGATGTTCGTAGACGGTCAGGAACAGTACCTAGGCATGGTACGCAAGCAGAAGGACGCTCAGCGCCTATTTAACATGCAGGCATCCTCTCTGGCCGAATTAGCAGCTACCTCTATAAAGGAAGCACCTATTTTCGCTCCAGAGCAGATGAATGGGCCAGGAATTAAGGAGTTGTGGTCACAGGCGCATTTAGGCAAGTTCAACTATCTATTAGTAGAACCTCTACGGGATGAAGCAGGTACTATCCTTTCAGCTGGGCCAATAGGCACAATTAAGCCTCCCTCTGTAGACCCTGCACTAGCAGCCATCATACAGCTGACTAGCGAGTATATTACTAACACAGGTACCATGAACCCTGTTGATATACCTAACCGTGAGATATCAGGCGCGGCTATCCAGAAGATAACCAAGCGGGTAGACTTGAAGACCTACCTGATCATGGAGAATGTCTATAATAGCCTTATACTAGCTGGTGACATCTATAAGGATATGGCTGCGGAGATATATGCCGATAGTAGAGATGTTACTGTACTAGAGTCAGATGGTACAGACCGTCAGGTAGAGATCAATACGCAGCAGATGAATGTAGAGTCAGGTCAGATGGAACGTGTTAATGATCTGGCAGGTAAGAAATTCGAGTGCTACTCTGATGTTGGGCCATCCTACTCATCCATGCGGGAAGAGTGGCAAGAAATGGTAGTAGCCCTGTTAGATCGTGTACCACAGGAAAGCCCCTACTATGCTGTGCTAATGGCTGAGCTGGTAGACCTGATAGATGGTACCTCTGATGAGCTGAAAGCCTTCAACAGGAAGCAGATGCTGAAACTGGGTCTACGTGAGCCGGAGACAGATGAGGATAAGAAGTATATGGAGGGTCTTGCAGAGCAAGCTAAGCAACCTTCTCCTGAAGACCAACTGGTACTGGCAGCTACTGAGAACGAGAAGTCTCAGGCGGCTGAGAATGCGGCTAATGCTGAAGAGTCCAAGTCTAAAGTACCTGTTAACCTATCGCAAGTCGAGCTTAATAAAGCCCGTGCTGCTGAGCAACTATCTAAAGCTGAAGAGAACACTGCTGGTGCTTTCGAGAAGGCTGCAAGTGTGTTGCAATTCCCCCAATCACGGACAGGGGGACGATAATATGTCCGTGTTAACTCTACCCCTTGGAGACTACTATGGGAGATGAAGCCGCTGTAAAAGAGGAAGTCGAAGTCATTGCTGAAGAGCATGATGAGATAGTACTCATTGGCGAGGAAGAAGAGCAGGAGGAAGTTAAGCCCGATCCTCCGAAGCGTAATGCTGTTCGTGATATGCGCAAGCGTATCAAGGAGCAGAACACTGAAAACTCCGACTTACGGAGTACTGTACGTGGTCTACAAGATCAGGTTAATCAACTAACCGCAGGGGGTGTAGCAGCCCCTGTTGTGCCACAACCCAAGGTGAAGCCTACGCTAGCTGAACATAGCTACGATTCTGATGCGTATGAAACTGCCTTGTCTGAATGGCATGATGATCAATTTAACGCTAGAATGGATGAGAGAGAAAGTAATACATCACGAAACTCTAACCATGCAAGCGCTACGCAGAAAGTTGAGGAAGCTATCACAGGTCACTATGCAAGAGCGTCTGATTTGAATGTACCGGACTATGAAGCTACTGAGGATTTAGCCATCGAAACCCTTGGTGCTAACTTGGTACAGTCCATTCAGTCTTCCGCAGATAACTCAGAGTTAATTCTGTACTATCTCGGTAAGAAGCCTGAGAAGGCATCAGAGATCGCTGCACTATACCGGATCAGTCCCGGTAAAGCTACGCTTGCCTTGGGCGCATTAAGCGGCAAGATAACCCTTAGACCCAATACCACCAAGGCACCTAATCCAGATATGGGTGTTAAAGGTGGTGGCGGGACTCAATCCACAGCCAGCTATAACAAGCACATGAAGCTGTTACAGAAAGCGTATGCTGAAGGTGACCTTCAACAGGCGCGGGATGTACGCAAAGCGGCTAAGGCGGCTGGCATAGAGCTACCATTTAACGTAGCGGAGTAAGTTAACATGGCTAATGCCTTCTCGAAGGAGGAGATCGTACTCTTCGAGCTACTGCTTGAAAAGTTCGACCCGAATAACATCACTGCTAAGCAGGTGATGGTGTTTCGGCCTCCCATGACCGACCAAGAACGCAGCGGTTACACTGTATGGCGTCCGATTCCCTATGTATCCACCACAGTAAGTGGTCTGGATGTCACAGGTAAGTTTGACGACTTCAACCAACTGTCTGTTCCTTCAACCATCGACCGCATTGAGAACGTAACTTGGAGCCTCAATGCACAAGAGCTAAACGACCCTTTGCAGCGTGAACGCAAAGCTGAGTCAGGTGCGCAAAAGCTGTCTGCTGTATTGGATAATGCGATTGCTACCCTGATTGGTACTTCAGGTGGTCAGGTGCTTACCAAAGCAACTGCTGCTACAGGTTACCTTGATATCGCCGCCGCTGAGACTCGTCTTCTGGCAGATGATATCAATATTGGTGCCGCCCGTACCATGATCCTTAATGGAACGGATTGGCAAGGTATGGCAGGTGATCTGGCGAACCGTGAAACTATGATGGGCAAGCCCAACAGTGCGTATGAGCGCAGCTATGTTGGCCCTGTTGCAGGTTTCGATACGTTCCGTGCAAGCTTCAATCCAACCCTGGGTATCCAAACATCTGCTGCCACCATTGACGGTGATCAGTCGCAGATTCCACTAGCTACGGTCACCAACGCTGTTAACGGTGGTGAGAGCAACGTGGATAACCGTTTCTTTGATCTGTCTGTTAGTGCCTCTGCGGGCATTAACATTGGTGATGCGTTTACGGTGGATACGGTGAATGCGGTGTCAATGATCCACAAGAATGATACGGGTGCGTTACGTACATTCCGGGTTGTTGCCGTTCCTGATGGTACTACCATTACCATCACACCTGCCCCGGTGTTTGATGACAGCACGAACCAGAGTACTGCGGAGTACGCTAACGTATCTGTTCAGATGCCTGACCTTGGTACCTTTAACTGGCTTAATATCGCCGCTGCTCCAGTAAATACCTTCTGGACTGGTGACTCTGTTGAGATCATCGAAGGTAAGTTGGCAACTCCTGCATCCGACATGGCTGGTGTTAGCACCATGCGTTTGTCTACTGACTCTGGTATCGAACTGTTGTTCGCCAAAGGCGGGGATGTTGGACGCTTAGCAGCTGACTATCGGATCACCATGTTCTTTGGTGTGACGAACTTGCAGCCTCAGATGAATGGCATCCTGCTGTTCAACCAGACCTAGTAACGCCGCTAGGTAAACCGGGTATCGGCTTGTTGTAGCCATCAGGCC